GTAATTTATTTGACCGAGTTTTATTATTTGTTCTACTTCTAGTTTTATTTCCGGTTTTACTTTTATTTCCGGTTCTATTTCTGTTTCTTTTTCTGTTTCTATTTCCGGTTTTACTTTTATTTCGGGGTTTACCACCAGAAAGCACTCCTTCAAATAACCTATTTTTTATTGCATTTGATAATGGCAATAAAGGATATTTCTCTCTATCTGCGCCATGCGACGAGTCATTAAAAAACGCAATTCGCTCATCCGTTGCATCTTCCTTTCTTGTATTTAACTCTAGTATTTCTAGATTTTTTGTAGTTTTTTCAGTCGGAGTTAATGGCAAAACCCCAACTCCATCAGGAAGTCCGCATTTATATAAATAGAATAACCAGCCAAGTTTTTTTAATTCATTTGCAACTACTGGCAATTCTCTATTCAATAAATGATTCAATCTCTTATTTGTAGGGTCTGTAAAAAGTCGGCTTTTCAAATCTTGTATATATTTTATAAGGTCGTTCAATTTATTTACTTTATATAATTCCATTAGTGCAAAATAGTATTGACCATTATTAATATGAACATTAATAGTTTTTAAAATATCCGGAGGAATTTTTTTAGTAGACCCAAAATCTATTAATAAAACTCTTCCGGGCATGCCTTTATAACATCCTTGAATAGAATGGTTTATCAATATGTTTCTGCCATGACTGCTATTATGTATATAACCAGTTTTTACTGCTAATTCTAGTTGCCTTAATCTAGACATGTTTTCGCTCATATTAAGAATTAATTCGTTTTCTTCGCTGGGGGCTTCTACATAATTTTCACAAATCTCATCTAATTCCAAATATCCTTCACCTAGTTCCATTGCTAAAACTCCTAAAAAGGGGATTGTTTTATCTAATATATTAGTCAATAAATTAATTAATATTTGTTTAGATAGATATTCATCATCAGGTGTCTTGGTGGACAACAATCCAACAAAATTAGAAGAAACAGTTTTATCTTTAATAATTTCTCCATAAACTGGTGCCGGACATATAGGGTCTAAATATGATAATGTTTTATAATATATATCGGTTTGTATATTTATCTCGTTTTCAAAGTCTGATTCTGACATTAAAGAATTTTCTTGCTCTAAAGCAGAAATTATCCATGAACGGTCTCCCGATATATCAGGATTATAAATTCCCACTATTTTAATAATTATTGACGTTACTGGAGTTTTATAACTTGAAATAACTGTTCCAGAGGAATAATTTGATAACCCGCCAAATAATGTTTCATACGGCGAATCTTCGGGGTTTCTCAACCATCTGCAGTAAAATAATAAACCAAAATTAGAAGTGTTATTGCTAAGTCCTCTAACTTCGCATCCTGATAAAAAATAATCAAATGCTTCCTTTGCTGTTTTATATTGAGACTTTATAAGAATCCCGCCTTTTTGTATTTTTGTTGGCATACCTAAAATAAGAAGATATTATTTTTCAAATCGCTGCACCGGTCATAATATTGAACTGTGAGTGGCTCTTGTTCTTGTTCTTGTTCTTGTTCTTGTTCTTGTTCTGGCTCTTCATAAAACGGAATTAAAAACCGCGCCTCTTCTCTAGTAAATGAACCACTTGACCATTTCTGGTTTTCTTCGTTATAAAACTCAAAATATTCATAACTTGACCTTGGAATGCGGACAAACATTCCTAGTTCTTTTTCTAGATACCGCACTTCAGTTAATGATTCAAATTTGTTTTTTGTAAAGCAATAATAATCTGCCTCGGGTTTATCAAATATTGGATAGATGCGATTATTTAAACAAATATATCCACGATAGAACATTGGAAAACATTCATCGGGGTCATCTAAGTCCTGAACCTGTTTTATAAATATATAACCATTATCAAATTCACAATAAGAATACTTATTTATTTCCCCAGAAATTACGCCACGCCATTCAGATTCAGATTCAGAATCTGATTCGGATTCATCGCCATCGCCATCTATGCATCTTATTATTTTTTGAGGAAACTTAATAATCATTGCAGACTTCATGCGAGATAATGTGTTATTTCTCTCTTCATCGGTTTGCGATTCGTTTAAAAACGCTAATCTTTGCTCTTCTGGATACGTTGCAACAGTTGATGGAAGTATCATAGTAAATTCGGGTGGATTCAGCAATCGAAAACGAAGCAAACGCTCAAGATTTATAAATCTTTTCAAGTATCTTTTGCGAAACCTTGCTCTGAAAATATATCGTTGTTTGGCATTACTGAAAATAAACTTAGGGAAACTATTTTTTCCTTCTAATATTGCAGCATCGCGTATTATTCGGTTCAATACATTTGTAGGTAAATTAGGAGCAACACTCATTATATGGCGCCAAGATATTTATAATAAACTTTTAACTTATAATAAGAATTCAATTTTTTCAGATATTCCATTCCTAAAAAAATTGAAGCATAAATTAGGCATTTATACAAATGAAAAAGTCCAAATCAGAATGGGTACACCTGAACCAATGTTTACTAGTGTCAGAAAGGGGTTAATAAAGATTAATAATAATTCTAATGTGAATTATCGTCTTAAAACCGGCGATAACTACTACATGTATCTGCCGAATACTGATGAGTTGCTATACCTACAATGTAGCGGAGTGGCAATCAGAGCAGCGGATATGAAAATTTTGCAACATAGCAAAAACGGTAAGGCTGTGACGTATGATATAAATTGTACATTTGGATACCAATTTGAGCAGTATGATGCTGTTAACTTTAGTAGTTTCAAATACCGTGAAAACTGCGAACTATATGCTGAAGAAAATATTTATGAACCGCGTCAACAAATTGAGACCTTATTTTTAAAGGATTGTTAAATTGACTACTGTGAGTTTTGTAATACTATTACTATAATTTATCTGCCACTCCATACTTTTACAATAGATAACCGTGGTATTTTTTTATTACGCATATTTTCTTTATGCTCTAAATAACTATATCCCCATTTACAATACGTTTTAATATCACCTAATAATGATTGTATTCGCATTTCTCTTAGATATTCAATAAAAAATACGATGCCCATTATTCTCTCTAAGCAACATCTATCTAATCTCGTTTTTACTATAGTCAATAGATTAGAAAGTTTATATTTATTCTCTAATCCAATTAAGAAGTCGCGATTAATAAAACACTGAACCCCAAAACATCCACGCCAAATATCATTATTAAACTTACCTAATACATCATAATCTCTATTTTGAAATAAAACATTCATTATTAAATAATTATTAGAGAGAGAACCAATAAGCCGCGCAGTATTATTGTAATTCTCTTTTTTCTCACAACTAAAATGCCATAGTGGTAGTACTTTTATTTTTGTATCTATAAGTTTTTCAAAATTTATGCGTTGTTGAATAAAAACGCTATCATGAATTATAATCGCATTATCAAAGAAATCGTTTTTATAAAAATAATAATATGGCAATAGTTCGCCGCGGCCATGAAATTCAGACGTTATATACTCAATATTTTTATAATCAAATTCGGCCTTTAAAAATTTCTTATCGCTGTTATCATCAATAATGACAATTTTTTTAAATGGATAAAAACATCTTATATATCGTATACATTCATTCCAGTATTTATTTGTAATTTCTGAATTAACATGTCTAGTAATTATAAATCCAAAATCTTTATTATTTATAATAGGCGAAGTCATTTTATTATTATACTAATAAAATAACTTTACAAAATTTCGTTATTAGAGTGAAAGATTAGGTATTTCATCTATATTTAATAAATTAGCATCAGATGGAAGAGCCGATTTCGTAACTGCAAACTTTTTAAATTCTTCGCGCTCTAGTTGTGCATTTGGTGTATGATGGTGCACGCATCTGGCAATCATTTTATATAATTTAAAATCAGGATATCTCTCTACTCCATTATTTTTATAAAGAATATTTATGCCATTGTCGTCCAAGCACCACTCATAAATAAGTTTAACAATAGGTTCACATTTATCAAGGTCGTTTAATTCATCTAAGTCTTCAATAATATAATCAAATATAGAGCATGCTAGACGACATAAATCAAAACTATAATTTGGCTCTAATCTTGGCTTCTTTTCATTAAAATATGGTTCTGTGTTATATTGCGTTGCAGCATCTGCGCCAGGTTGATAACTATCGCTACAAAATAACTTCCCATCAAACTTATATATTGCTCTTCCAAAATCAATTATTTTAAATATACGCCCATAAGTTGGCACTTTATAATACGTCTTTTTATAGCAATAATAAATATATTTTTCATTAGTTGTGTTATACATAACATTATTTGTATGCAAATCATTATGTGTGAATGAGAATACCTTTTGATAAGTAATAAGAATCATTATTATTTGAAGTAAAGCCGAGAACCATTCACCATGAGTTAACTCACTAGTTATTATTAAGTCATCAAAAGTGTTTTCGCAATTCTCCATACATATAATTTGAACAGGGAATTTTGGGATTGTTGCATTAACTTGAGGTTCCTCGCAGTTATCAGAATTATCAGAATTATCAGAATTATCATCTGTCCATTCATCATCATCTTTGTCATCGTTATCTTCTTTGTTATCGTTATCTTCTTTGTCATCGTTATCTTGTTTGTTATCGTCGTTTAAGGAACTGTTAGACTCGTTACTATTGCTATCACAATCCTTACAAGGCTCGGCGTCAGCATCAAAATCATTCTCGGAATTATGCTCCCCAGTTGATGTATGTGACGTTCTTGATGAGCAAGTAGATGATGATTTTATTGTAGTGCTTCGCATGTCTTTTGAATTAAATGAATCAGAATTAGTAATATCAACCAATTCAGTCAATTCAGTCAAATCAATATTGTTATATTTTAAATCATTTAGCGTTAACAGAGTGCTTGACTGAGTTTCACTAAATATATCATCAAATAAAGTATTATCAAACGACATTACTGATAATGCAGATTTATTACTTAAATTATGACTATTGCCTATTTTAATTGGTGGTTTTGAATTTTTTTGTTCTTGTTGCTCTTCCTGTTCATATAAAAAACTATAATCCTCTACTTGAAAAGATATATTTTTATTTTTATTAAAGAAGTCCGATTTACATAAATAATCTATATCATCGGCAACATTTAATTTAAAATCTTGTTTTATTCCTAAAAAGGAACCATAATAGTCAACGCCATTAGTGAAATTATACTTATGAATTAATGTGCTAGAGAGAAATGAGAAAAACCCATCAACATATGCTGAATTATTTGCATCTAATACTTTTGGGTGAACGCTCCCAATATCTGAGTTTAATTTTGGTATTTTAAACAATGCCGGGTCATTAATGTTATATTTACCAATCAAAAATTTAAAAGGGTCTAATAGTGGAGCCATCTTAAAAAACACCTGCTTCTTCTTTGTTTTTCCAGTATCAACATTTTGGATAGAACAATTATACAAGCATTTATTATCTGAATCGCATTGTCTGTTCTTTATATTTGTTAGAAACCAACTGTTGTTTAGGTTTAAAGAATTATAGTTTGTATCATTCAATAGGAAAAATTTTTTATAAATAGGAATATAATTTTGTGTCTCTGAGAGAAAGGTTAGGTCTTCCCTCTGAAAGTCCTTAAATAACTCTGCATTTTTTCTCTTTTCATAATTAAGTTTAAAAGAGGTATTGTCGTTATCCATTAGTCAAATAATATATTAATAATATTAATTTTTAACTTATTTATTGTTTGTGTTATCAATTTTAGTGAATTGCGTATTTTATTTTAAGTGAATTTTCTAAAGTAACATTAAACCCGCCAGTATGACTTTAGAACTTAAAAAATTTGATATGAAAACTATTAGTTTCAAACCGAATGAGTCTAAAGGTCCGGTTGTTGTATTAATTGGGCGTCGTGATACGGGTAAGTCGTTTCTTGTAAGAGATTTATTATATTATCATCAAGATATCCCTATTGGTGTTGTAGTTGCAGGCACAGAAGAGGGTAACGGTTTCTATGGTAAGATGGTTCCAAAATTATTTATTCATAATGAATATAATACTGCTATTGTTGAGAATATTCTAAAACGTCAAAAGTCGGTTTTAAAGCAGATAAAAAAGGAAATGGAGAGTTTTAAGAGAAGCACAATTGACCCGAGGGCATTTGTTATTTTAGATGATTGTCTTTATGATGGAGCATGGACTCGTGATAAAATGATGCGTCTTCTCTTTATGAACGGACGTCATTGGAAAATCATGCTTATCATAACAATGCAATATCCGTTGGGCATTCCCCCAACACTAAGAACCAACATAGATTATGTTTTTATTTTGAGAGAACCATACATTGCCAATAGAAAACGCATATACGAAAATTATGCAGGTATGTTCCCAACATTTGAGTCCTTTTGCCAGGTCATGGACCAATGCACGGAAAATTATGAGTGCTTGGTGATTAATAATAATGCAAAATCCAACAGATTACATGAACAAGTCTTCTGGTATAAGGCCGATTCGCACAATGATTTCAAATTAGGCTCAAAAGAATTTTGGGAACTCAGTAAAGATATCAACTCAGACGAAGAAGATGAAAAATATGACCCAAATAATGCTAAAAAACGCGGGCAAGGTCCAAAAATTAGCGTTAAAAAGACAAAATGGTAAATAAAAATAATATAACAATAATATAATAATACTTATATGGATGTACCTAAAACGGTAATTATCGGAATAAATATGCATGGGGAAATTCCTTTGAAAGAAAATGGTTATGCAATGGAAGGAACTGTTCCAGAAAAAATGACAGTCACTATTATAAATGCAGTCGTCCCGGGCGTGCCAAATATATCTACTTTAGAAAATTATGAAAATTTGACAGAAACCGTTTCTAAAAATATTTCATCTTCAGAAAACAATTGGGATTCAATGTCATTATCTCAAATAGAGGAATTGTCTGAAAACATAAAATCGGATTTAATTAAAGAAAATGAAAGTCAGTCTAAGGAAATTATAAAACAACACAAACGTTTAAATTCTAAAAAAACCACTGACGTTAATTTTCAAAGATATGCGCATTCTTACGATAACGCGTTTAAAATAACTACTTATAACGAAAATGATAGTATTCCAGATAAATTATATTATAAATTTGGAGATGGCGAAGTTTTAAACCCAGAAAATATAACAGAACAATATTTTAATCAAATAGTTATCTATAATTTAAAAGGTGAGCCTGATATTTTTGAGTTGTTGGAAAGTGTTGGAATGGAAATAGATGAAATTACAACAATTCAATTAATAGAATTTTTGCAATCTTTGGGCGTGGAAAATTTGATTATTATAGATTTATCATGTTCTACATTTAAAAGCGGAGAATTCAGCATTAGTGATAGAAGAATTAGATACATGAGGAGAACTTTGGCTAAGGGCATCAATAAAAAAACAAAAAGAAAAGGTAATAATAAACAGCGAAAATCACGAAGGAATAAAAAATTGCGCAAACCCAAAAAGACATCTTTATAACAAAACAAAACAAAACAAAACAAAACAAAAAAGACAATTATATTTATATTATATTATATTATGGATAAACCAGGTGAAAACATTCCATCACAAGATGAAGTAAATAATGAAATAAAACAACAAGTTAAAAAAGAATTGCCTAAGATAGAATCAATTGTTCCCAAAAATGAAGTAGAAACAACTGCACTATTAAATAAAATTGACCCATTGGTGTTAGCAAAATTTCCATTCGGAAAAAAACTCCTTAGAACCACAATTGTTAATATTATAGATACATTAAGTAGCGCGGTTAAAACAAAAGAACAGAAAATGATTATTTCAAAGTTGGATGATGTGCGCATTGCGTTAAATGAAGCAATTCTGAAAACTGGTTTTACTGGATTTAAAAATAGAATAAAGACCGCGTATAACAGATTTAGAGGAAGAATGGGAGGAAGAATGGGAGGAAGAATGGGAGGAAGAATGGGAGGAAGAAGAACAAGAAGGCAAAAAGGGGGTCAAGAAGCAGAAGCAGTAGAAATTCCCTTAGGACAAGGAATTGGAATTCCAATTTATGATGCCGAACCTCTTGACCCCGAAGGCCTCGGTAATCGCGGAAGTAATTCCAATTACTTTCACCCAAAAGTTTTTGACGAAGCAACGGCTACTTATTTAGATAGAATTAATAACATGTTTGTAGCAATTCCTGTTAATCTTATTCAAGGCGCTAATTGCAAAATAATGAGTCCGGATAAATGCGTGTTAACACTTATTTATATATTAATGTGGTTTTTGGGAACATTATTTTTTTTAATTAATTTGTATGCCACGCTTGCCTTAAAAATTACACATATGGTTTTGCATTTTCCATTAGAAGCAATTTATAATACATTAAGTTACTTAATAGCGGTTATTATAAGATTGTTTAATACAATTAGACCACAAAATGCAGAACAAAATGCACCTGAAGTATATGATGAACTTTTAAACATAATACCTACAGCACACGTTGAAGTTCCGCAAGTATTTCCACTAGAATCAAACAGAGGCGGAAACCGAAGAAAATTAAAAAGGGGTAAGAAATCTAGAAAATTGACAAAACAAAACAACATAAAATAAAACAAAACAACAACAGACAAATCGTTATATTACGTTCAATAAATAATATAATGATTTTTATTTTAGCGCGGCAGTTTAATCGCTCTTATCCTTGGTCGCAAAAGGCCCGCTTATAAGTTCACTTTGTCCATTATCGGTCTTTCCAATGACAATATTTTCACCCTCAAATAATTCTGCCCGGATATCAGCAGCAGAGATTGAACCCTGGTCCTTCAATGTTCTCTCTTGAGTATTCATATTACTTACGCCAACAAGATTTCCCTCATCATCAATCGTTTGAGTGAGGGTCGCGCCAGTTTTTTCCGCCAACTTAATATTCTCATCAATAGCCTTCTTCTTTGTCTCCTTAACACGCTGGTCAAAAGCGGATTTAGCAAATGCCTCATTCTTATTTTTCTCATGCATAAGTTGATTTAATTCTTCCTCCATATACTCAACACGTCCAGTCTTATATGCCTCGGGGTCCCATGGCATCCATAAACCAATTGGACCAACAAACACATCATGGTTAGGGTCTAATTCACGCAACATTTTGCAGCGTAACTCGGCTTCTTCCATTGTGGGATATGCGCCGCGAATTTTTATTCCACGAGTTGAAGTCTGAAAACTATGTTTAGCATTAAATGAGTTTTCAAGGTCCTCTTCATTCTGGTCAATAAACGTCTTATAATCATTTTCCATTCCACCGTCAATAAAACCTGCTTGTTCTTCTGTTAAAAATTCTTTAAAATCCTTAGAAATCTCCTCAAACGATAGTTTATATTTATAACTAATAAAATTCAAAAACTGAACAAACTTTTCCATGCTTTTTGAGAATTCCCACTTCTTTAGGAACTCTTCAAAAAAGAACAACTCCTTTTGTTTTATTATTCTTTCAGGAGAAATAAACGAAATACAGACAAATTTTTGTCCAGCAAGTGGTTTATCTTCATCCAAAACATCAACATATTTAGGATTAACACTGCCCTTTTCGGTTGTCTTCTTTTCAAAACCTGCAAGGTTTTCATTCACATCCTCTGGACGTTTTACTTTTGAATGCGCTACCATTTTATACTTTAGACATATTTTGATTTTAAGTTTTTATCGCATAAATTATTTTTTTTCTTTTTATTTAATATAAGATGTTTGATATTGCCGAGCTTGTAAAAAGGGTAATCAAGTATTTAGTTGAGGGCTTGATGGTTGCTATTGCTGCCTATGCTATTCCTAAACGTTCTTTGAATGTTGAGGAGATTGTTTTACTTGCGTTAACTGCCGCCGCTACCTTTAGCATTTTAGATACCTATGTCCCCAGCATCGCTGTAACCACTCGTTCTGGCGCTGGCTTTGGCATTGGTGCTAATCTTGTTGGGTTTCCTGGCGGGCTCTAAGTGGGTCTAAATTTAAAATTTATACGACCAAAATTTATACGTTCAATAATATAATATTTTAATTATATCATATTATTTTATAATGCCAAAAAGTAAAAAGAATTTAAAAATTAGAAGACTTAATAATAAACAGTCTAGAAATGTTGGCGGTCAGGTTGGAAC